CTGAAATCAGAAAGCAATTCCTCTGGGACAAAACCTTCACCTGTGAAGCCTGCGGAGGGCAAGCAACAGACATTCACCACAAAAGCGGGAGAGGAAAGAACCTCCTCGCGAAGCATACTTTCATGGCTTGCTGCCGATCCTGTCACGATAGAATCCACGCAAATCCCGCGTGGGCAAGAGAAAATGGATACTTAATTTATGAATACAAAGTTTGAGAGCTTAGTCACATGTAGGGGTTTTATCGTTGACGATAAACCAAACAAGCTGCGCTTCATGCAGGACTACAACGACTGCTGGATACAGAAAGAGAACATTCGCAAAATCGAGCCTATCGAGAAGACTAGCGAGGGCTACACCTACGCACTCATCACGGTGCAAGAGGAACTAGCGAATGCGCTTGAACTAGAAGGTGTCCTAGAATAGTCTTGGCAGATAAAGCCAGCCTTGATCTTTGAAACAATTTCCCCGTTCCTATGTCAGACGAAGTAGGTTCTCGGAACTGAAAAGCGCGATGTGGCAAGGCTTCTGGTTGTCCGGAGGAGCATCGCGGCGAGGAAAAATTGCGGCAGGCAGGTGGTCAATATTGTTAGGTCATCCCTCTCCGGGGTCATCGCATCGCGTGAAGGAGCCTAGCGGGATCGGGGGGTCGTAAGCCCTGTTTACTCCTGAAACCCGACACCTGAAGAGCGGATGCATACGCGTCCCTGCCGCATCTCCTTTTATCGTTACCGATAAAACCCCTTGCATCGCCAAGAAGGATGTGCATAGTAATGAATCATGCCTTCACCAGACCGACATTTCGCAACAGCCGCAATTTTCACGCAATCCACTGGCTTGACTCCCAACAGCGGAGACGCGGCTCTCTACATTAAGAGTGATAATAAAGCCTATATCAAAGACTCTGCTGGCGCGGAAGTCATCGTAGGTGGGACAGGCACGATTGCCGGAACGCTGGGCACGGTGGACAATGCTGTGCCCCGTGCGGATGGGACTGGAGGTATTACTGCGCAGGGTAGCGACATCGTGATTGATGATGCGACCACCTCTACGCAAAATAATGTTACGATTAGCAATCAGCACAGCGGACAAACCAACTCCGCGCTCGTCCTCTCGCCTAAAGGCACAGGGGCGTTTATTCTTGGGCCGAAGCCGGATGGGACTGCGACTGGCGGAAATGCGAGGGGAATTAGATGCGCTGATCTTCAAGTTAAGCGAGTCGCCTCCACACAAGTGGCAAGCGGACAAAGCTCTGCCTTGCTTGGCGGCGAAGAGAATACGGCAAGCGGAGGTTTTTCAGCAGTAATTGCTGGGATTAGGAATGTTGCTTCTGGAGTGTTTAATTCTGCGGTTATTGCTGGAACGGACAATACGGCATCTGGCGAAAGATCGGTAATTTTAGGAGGTGAATTAAATACAGCAAGCGGTCAGAATAGCTTTTCTTCTGGCAGCACATGCCAATCTTCTGCCAGCAATTCATTCACATTAGGTCAAAGGGCGCAAGCAAATAGGTTTTCAATGCAAGCGCATTCTGCTGGAGCGTTTGCATTTACTGGCGATGCCCAACGCGCCCGCTTCGTCCTCCGCAACAAAACCACCAACGCCACCGCCACCGAGCTATTCCTCGACGGCAGCAGCACCCGCCTCACGATCCCGTCCGGGAAATACCTCACAGGCACAATCAACATCGCTGGCATCAAGAGCGATGGTGCGACTGCTGCCCGCTATATTCGCCAATTCTCTATTAAAAATGTCGCAGCCACAACTTCTCTTGTTGGAACTATAGATACAGTTGGAACAGATATTGCAAACAGCACGACCATCAGCATCACAGCGGATGATACTAACGATGCGCTCAAGGTGGAAGTTACTGGAATCGCGTCAGAGACATGGCGCTGGGTGGCGTCTGTTGATGTGGTAGAGGTTGCCTACGGAGCATAATTTTAAAAATATGAAAACATACGGAGTAGTATTCGCTGACGGTAGGAAGGAACTTATTTCAATTGTATTGGATGACGATGGGAATCCGCGCATGGATACCTTGGCTCCATATCCAACACCGGATGATTGGGTGGAACCCACGATCATCCCTTTGGTAAAAATTGATAAGCCAGAATCTGGCGATTGGAATCCAGTTGTCGTATGGTTTGAGGATCGTGTAGAGCGCCAGTGGGAGGCGGCTTAATCCTCTCCCCAATCTTGCGAGGCATACTCTTCGTCGGGCATCTCGACCTTCTTCTCGTCCCGCGCCCAGAATCGGTTAGTCGGAACAGGTTTATCGTTACCGATAAAAACGAGTCCGTATCGGCGGGCCATCTCTACGGCATAGCTGAAACTATCCGCAAGGTCAGGCGATGAACCAATTCTGCCCTTGTAATCATTCTTGGTTTCGATACTGATCTTCTTATTCTTTATGAAGTATCGCCGCAGGCACAATTCTCGTCCCAGTTCTGTAGCGTAATCCACTCCAAATAGCACACGACTTTTAAACCCGTGAAATATGCTATAATGGTATTCAGATACCAGTCTGTCATAGACTTCGTTACATGGTCGCTTATCGACATCGGCGGCGATTCGGTCGGTTGGTTTACCCATTGAGCTAATCAGCACGATGCTATGCCCGCTGGATTCATACTTGAGCCACTCGCGGATGATAGCTTGAGCCACCCGCCCGCCATCACCAGAGACATCCATACCGAATCGTTTTGGTTCCACCCCCGCCTCGCGGCATAGGCGAACTGTCTCTGTGGCAAGCTGGACTTCAAACTCGGCGCTGGCAGTAGCAGAAATCTGGATGATATGTTGTTTCTCCACATAGAGGACACGATTCCTCGTCCCGCGCACATATCCAAGTTTACCGATAGTCAGCACACACCTATCCCCTCCGGCAGTAAAGGCAGTATCAAATCCCGCGACTTTGACTAATCCCTCAGAGTCCCATAGTGGTTCTTCATTGGTATTCGCATTACGGATCACATCTGCGGTCAGGATCGTCTGGGCAAAGCCGGACTTGGGCCACCAGCCGATAGCATTGCGAACATAGTCCACAGCATTCTCGTCGCCGTAGCATTGTTTGAGCATCTGCGCCTGCTTGTTACGATCCATGAGGAACGGGAAAGGAGGCGGCTCGCCAGCTGGGGCTTGGAAGTTCGGGGACTTCATGCCGTTGTAGAACAAACAGACACCAGTCTCCGTCTCCCACTTCTCCATACCCATATCCACGCCATCAAAGTTTGTGGCACCCTTGGGCATACACCAACGCGTGTGAGGATTGTCCCCGACAGACGGGTTGCCGATACCGATAAATGTCTTGTCGTTGTTTGATGTTAGGTTGATTTTGGCAGTCAGCGCACCCATCTCCATTTCTGGCAACTCGTCTAGTGCTAGACGCACTCTATCGTTCTTTCTACCACGGGTAGTGTCGATAGCCTTCTTGCCCTCATTGCCCTGCGGGAATGCAAGAGCCTTGATCGCATTGCGGTAATCGCGCTCATCTCCTCCGTCCCCACCACCCCAGACAATCATGTGGCGATAGTCCATGAGGTTCCCGATCTTGACCCGCGATGACTTCCAGAGTTTCGAGATGATGCCCCAGATACGATCTTCGGCGGCGCCAAGAGTAGTCGTAGCCACCCAAGAAGAGGTGCATGTCGGAGCGGAACACCAGTCGAGGAGAATCCAAAGACCAACTGGAAAACTTTTTCCCATCGAAGCGGCCCCGGCAAGAACCACATCGTCATTGTTGCAGAGTTCCTCAAGCGTCCTCAATAATTGTGTGTTCGTGTATCCCCGCGAGAAGATCGAAACATCCGTAGGCCACTGAAGCTGGACTGCCTTGATGAAGTGTTCAAATGGACTCAACAACTTGAACTCGTCCAAGTCCAACCCATGTTTCTCACAATAAGTTCTGCCATACTGCCCGCGAGTAATCGAGTAACAGAAAAGTTCGATACTCAAGTCATCCATGTTTTCTGGGAACGCCATCCCGTATTTGTTTATCTTCCTGCTTGACATTCCCAACACTTAACAATAAATGTGTGTTTACATCAAGCATGAAACTGAAAGACCGAAACCTTTCTCCAGTCAGCGGGTGGTTCTATCGCTACGACCTCAAGCGCGGCGACCTCACATTCCCCGCGAAAGTTTACGGAAGCACATTCAAGAGCCTAATCTCAAACATCAAGAAGGATATGGATGCGAACAGGCACCCTATCCCTGCCGATTTGGAGTATCAGGTCGAGCATCAGATTTGCCTTCGCCAGCCAGAGGATCGATGCTGGAGCCAATCAGGCGATGTTGTTGCAAATGTTATACACGGAGTCGCCCGCGTCATAGACAAAGTAACTGGAACAAAGCTGGAGAAAAAGGCGAAGGGCTGCGCGACTTGTGGCAAGCGGAGGGACAAGCTGAATAAAATTCTATGATTATCGTTGACGATAAAATAGAGAAGCGCCACAAACGCGGTGATGTCCGAGAGGATGGGAAGATTTTTTGGGGCAGGGTTCACAAGTCAGATTGCTGGCTGTCGAAAGAAAAATTTGATCAATATAAGCAAAAAGAAAAAGAAGCGGCCCAAAGAAACTATATTAAAAATTTAGAATATAGGGCAAAAAAAATGAGTGATTGGTATAAGGAGAATAAAGGCCGACATATTGCAGCATCAATGGATTGGGTTAAAAAAAATCCAGATGGTAGAAAAGCAATATATAAAAGATATTATAGAAAAAATAAAGAAAAGGTCGAAAGTGCTAACAAAAAATGGAGATCAGAAAACCCATTAAGAGTAAAGGCAATATCAAGAAACATAAACGCCAATAGAAGGGCAATGCTTAAGGCGTGTAAACAACCGACCAAACAACAAAAGAAAACAATAGAGTGCTTTTATGAACAAGCACAAAGGCTTGAAAAAAAACTTGGCATTAAATTTCATGTAGATCATATTGTTCCAATAGCAAGGGGCGGCTCGCATATTCCTACAAACTTGCAAGTTCTGCCAGCTGCGCTTAATGTGCGAAAACACGCCACCTTGATATACAAGTGGGCCGATGAACAATCATTATGATAAATACTGGAGTTGAAACATTTAGCCTTTTGACACTTGGCCCAGAAGGGGAGGCGCCTGCGACAAGAATTTCTTCTGCAAACCATGCGTGGAGTATTGCAGATAACCTTGCTAGAAATAATGTTGGGAGAGAAAATCGAAGGATACGAATTCTAAAAGCATACAAAAGGTTCCCGCCCACTGGGTATAGTAAGATTGCCGAGAAGAAGCTACCTTGGCAATCAGATGTGAATTGGGGAAATCTAGAGGCTATAATAAACAACCAGAAATCTTCTTTTTATGACATACTTACCGAAAGACAGTCTTGTGCCACGATCAAAACAAAGTTCGGGAATAAGAGGGAACGCCTCATGCACTCGGAGAACATCACGCAAGCGTTCGACCAAGCGATCCGCGAATGGCCCGGCTACCTCTACAACAAGGAGCAAGACCTCGAAAGCATGCTGCTCTACGGAAAAGGCATCGGCATGTGGGAAAGCCCAGTCGGGTGGATGCCAAAGCATGTCTTTCTATCTGACCTCCTTTTTCCAGATGATGTCAAAG